AAACCAGCTATAGGTCCAGCAATCAAAGCATTGGCTGATCAAGCCACTAACGGAGCAGAAGAATAGACATGGTTGAACGAGTTACTATAGATAGTACAATCGGAAATACAGAACCGACACTTGAGGAATCCGCACTGGCATTAGGTATTAACCCTGATGGCAGTGACGATCCTATTGAGGAAAACAATGGTCCACCTGAGGGTGTACCAGAGAAGTTCTGGAACGCTGAGACAGGTGAGATTGACACTGAGAACCTACTGAAGTCCTACAAAGAACTTGAGAAAGGTATTGGTGACAAGACTGAAGAATCTCCTGACCTTGAAGGTGATACCGCTGAGGAAATCATTGATAACGCAGGTTTAGACTTTGCTGTCTTGTCTGAAGAATACGCTGAGAACGGTGAGTTATCTACTGAGGCTTACAAAGCCTTGTCTGATAGTGGCATCCCTAAAGATTTAGTAGATCAATATATTGCTGGTCAAAAATCTCTTACAGATACTACAACCAATTCAATGTATGATTCAGTAGGTGGTAAAGAAGCCTATGGTGCTATGTTAGAATGGGCATCAGATTCAATGAGTCCCGCTGAAACAGAAACCTTCAATAAAGCTGTTACCTCTGGTGATGTTAACCAGATGACACTTGCAGTCAAAGGTCTTGAAGCGCGGTTTAAAGCTGAAGCCACTTTTGAACCTAAGTCTCCACTTGAAGGTGGTAACCCATCTAACACAGGTTCAACTTACCGTTCAATGGCAGAGCTTATGACAGACATGAATGATGTTCGTTATAAGAAGGATGCTGCATTCCGTGGTGATGTCGAACAGAAACTCGGACGCTCTAGCATTATGTAAACTGGAGACTTGTAGTGACGATAGCATCAAAGCGTAACTACCGAAAAGAATATGACAACTATCATAAAAAACCTAAACAAAGAGTTCGCAACGCTGCCCGTAAACAGGCAAGACGTGACGTAGCTAAACGCTATGGTGAACTAACAATCAAAGGTAAAGACGTTGATCATAAGGACCGTGACCCTACGAATAACTCGGTTACCAATTTAAGGTTACAGAGTGTTCGTAAGAACAGGAAACGTAATTCTTAACTCAACAGATAAAGAGTTAAAATAATCTGCGCCCTCATAGGACATAGCCAAAGGCTGTACCGGGAGGGCGTAGAGTCACCTCCTAGAGTGAAACAGGATGATCTCTTTTTAGAGACACCTCGTGAACCCCGGTTCACACTTTGCAAACTCAAAGACACACAATGCTGCCCTAGACCCCTGCGGGGATAATCTAGTCACGGTTAGTGAGTCGTAGATGTTTCGCATACATCACACTCATATCTAGGAAATAGATTAAACATGTCCTATACTGCCGCAACATTTTCCAGCACTAACGCTGGTGTACCCGCTGGTCCGGGTGATTCTGATAGCCTCTTCCTGAAAGTATTCTCAGGCGAAGTTATGGCTACATTTAATAAGAAAACGGTTATGAAAGAACGTACCCGTATTCGTAATATCGCTTCAGGTTCTAGCGCACAATTCCCTGCCATTGGCAAAGTTAATGCTGGCTACCACCAACCGGGGGAAGTCATTCTTGGTCAAGCAGTTGCCCAAGGTGAGAAGGTTATCACCATTGATGATCTATTGGTCACTGACGTATTCATGTCTAACTATGAAGACGCTAAGAACCACTATGAAGTCCGTGGTGAGTACACTACTCAAATGGGTGATGCCCTTGCTCAGGTCTATGACCAGAACTTGTTTGGCCTAGCCTTCAAAGGTATCGCCGCTGGTACTGCTGGTGCAGTAACTGGTCAAGGCCCAGCCGTGCGTAAACCGATTGGTACAGCTACTCCAACAACTACTCAGGTTGTCGATGAAATCTTCACAGGGGCGGCTGCTTTCGATAGCACAAGTATCCCTAAGGAAGACCGTTGTGTGTTCGTTACTCCAACAATCTACTGGGACTTGATTCAGGACGGTTCGTTCTTGGATCGTGACTTTGGTAACGATGGTAACGGCTCTCAGGCAACTGGTGGCTTGATGCGTGTAGCTGGCTTTGAAGTTATTCCTACGAATAACATGGCTATCAACCACGGTACTGATACCCTTAGTGGTTCTCAGGCTGGATCAGCTACGACTGACTACGACATCAACGCTTCAACTTATGTTGCAATGCTGATGCAGAAACAAGCTCTAGGTTCTGTCCATTTGATGGACCTTGCTTCAGAAAGCGAATACCAAATTAACCGCCAAGGAACCTTAATGGTTTCTCGCATGGCTGTTGGTCATGGCCTGTTGCGTCCTGAATGTATCTACGGCATCGACGCTGCTACCAGCTAAACAAATTAGGGAACTCTTAACGGGGTTCCCTTTTTTTTATTTAAGGAATAAATAATGGCAGATGCCTTAGCTCCGACAACTGAGCTTGAAGCTATCAATGTGATGCTCACCAACATTGGTGAAGCTCCAGTTAACTCATTAGAGTCAGGCGTTGGACTTGATGCTTCTACCGCACAGATTGTATTAAAAGAATCTTCACGTCACACACAAGCAATCGGTTGGTTTTGGAACTCTGAGCATGTCAGGTTATCTCCTGATAGCTCTAAGAATATCATACTACCTCTGAACACAATGAAAGTAAGACCTATTGGTCAATCTTCTCAATATGCATACGTCTATCGTTCAGGGAAGTTGTACAACCGTGAACCTTTCACAAATACTTTTGAGTTTGACTCAGCGGTAGAACTAGAAATTACATACGAGTTAACTTTCAATGACTTACCTGAAACGGCAAGACGTTACATAACTTTCGTAGCATCACGTATGTTCCAAGAGCGTAAACTTGGGGTTCAATCCATATCACAACAGAACCGTAATGATGAAGCACGAGCCAATGCTGTTCTGCGTCAAGAAGAAAACCATGTCGCAAGACGTAACGTGGGTAACTCTTCAATGTCTATGAAGCGTATTCTTGATCGACAACAAATGAGTTTCTGGAGAAGTTAAATGCCACTAGTAAGTGACGCTCTGCCAAATTTAATTGGGGGTATATCACAACAAGCCCCAGCGTTGCGTACTACCAACTCAGCGCAAGACTTAAAGAACGCTTATCCATCCGTTGTTGATGGTCTTCAGAAGCGGCCTCCCTCACAGCATATCAAAAAGATTTACACAAGTGATCCCGGTGGGATGGGCGTGATGGTATTAGATCGCCTTAATTTTGGTACAAACGTAATCACTGTTACTAATGGTGACCTAAAAGTTTTCACTGAGGCTGGTATTGAAGAAACAGTATCCTTTCCTAATGGTAAAGCTTACCTGTCAGCCACTGCTCCTAATACACAGTTCAAGATGCTTGCTATTGCTGATACAGTATTTGTTCTTAATACGACTGTATCAACGGCTGCAATACCTATAGCTGATTCACGTACAGACCCAGCAACTAGGGCCACTGTATACATCAAGCAAGCCATCGCAAATAAGAACTACTCAGTTTATGTCAATGATGTACTCAAGGCTAATTTCACAACTAACAACACTACAGTTGAAGGCACTGATGCAATCGCCTCTAGTCTATCAAGTACACTCAATAGCGCAGGGTACACAACCTCATCTGTATCATCTTCCATCATCTTCTCTGGGTTAACTCCCGGTGATATCATACGTGTAAAAGACGGTTATGGTGACCGGGGTACTAAAGCTGTCAATCAATCTATTGATAAGTTTGGTAACCTTCCACCTCATGATGCTGAAGGACGTATCGTTCAGGTGCGTGGTGACATTGAAGAAACTGGTGACGATTACTACGTAGAAATGCTTAGTGGTTTATGGACAGAAGTAGAAGGCTATGAAGCTGGTGAAACATTTAATACATCTTTGATGCCACATGTTCTTGTAGATAATGGAAATGGAACGTGGACATTCAAAGAGCATGTATGGGGATCACGCGAAGCTGGAGACTCAGAGAGTAACCCAAGTCCTTCATTTGTAGGTAATCAAATTCAAGCCATGTTCGTCTATAAAGGACGTATGGTAATGCTTACTGATGAAAACATCGTTATGTCAGAAGTGAATGAGTTTGAAAGCTTTTATCGTAAGACGTTGGTTCAACTTGTGGACACTGAGTTAATTGATATTGCATCAACGAACAACCGTGTCTCAAATATGTATCATGGTGTTCCATTCAATGAAAACATCTTGTTATTCTCTGACAAAGCTCAATTCAAACTGACAGATCAGGAGCTTCTATCTCCATCAGATGTTCAGTTGGTTGTATTATCACACTTTAATACATCAACTAAATGTACACCTATAATGGTTGGCTCCAATGTTATGTTTGTTGATGATGCAGATGATTACTCCTATGCGTCACTTAGAGAATACTTTCTTGCCAATGATACAGGTCAGGGTGACTCTGCTAACTTAACCATCCAAGTCCCTAAGTATTTAGCAACTGGTGTAACCAAGATTTCTTCATCGACTACTGAAAATGTTGTCGCTCTGTTTACCTCTGGTGACGCTGATGCGATATATGTGTACAAATACCATTGGGGTAACGAAGGTAAGGTTCAGTCCTCATGGACTACTTGGACTTTCACTCCAGATACTAAGTTGTTATCTGGGGAATTTATTGGGAACAAACTCTATATTGTTTACGCTAAGACAGATGGAGTTTTCCTTGATGTAATTGACTTCCAAGAAATCCTAGTTGCTGCATTCGATGATATAGGTATCTTACTTGATCGAAGAACAACACAGGCTATAGCTACTCCAGCGTTGTCTGGTAGTAACACAATTGTAACACTTCCGTATTCACTTGTAGCTGATGAAACAGTTGAACTTGTGATTGCTCCCGGTGGTACAACAACAGCCGGGGTGGTTCATAAACCATTATCTGTATCAGGTGTAACCGCTACTTTTGAAGGTGATCTAACGACTGAGAATTACTACGTAGGTATTCCTTATACCTTTGAGTATGTACTCAATCCTATTTTTCTACGTAAAGGTGAAGAAGCTATTCAAGATGGTAGACTGCAAATGCGGTATCTATCCCTTTTGTATCAGTCTTCTGCTTTCTTTGATGTAGAGTTCACTGACACTAATGGCAAAATCTATAACCAAGCATTCACTGGGCGTAACTTTGGGTCCAACCAGAATATCTTGGGTACTGTAGCCACAGAGGATGGAGAATTTCGTGTCTCTATCCCCGGTCAAAACGATAGGATAACTATCAAGGTTACCAATAATTCCCCTTTTCCAGCTAACTTTTCAGCTATTGAGTGGGAAGCCATGTTCACAGCCAGAACTACGAGGTTGTAGATGAAGTATGTCCGACAAGTTCTCCCCGGTGACGTTGAGATGCTGGCAGACCAGATGCGTCCTAGTGATGTATCTGAAGTAGCAGCGGCCTCCGGGTTGGAACCTTTAGAAGCCCTACGCTTAGGGGTAGCTAATGATCGCTATACGCGAATCCTTCAAAACGCTGAGGGAGAACTTGTCGGCATCTTTGGTGCTACATGGGAAGACGATTCTACTACTGCAACAATATGGATGCTTGGGACAAATTTGTTAGAAACTATCCCTTTAACATTCGCCCGTCGATCACGAGAAGTGATTGATGATTTATTTAATATATCAGGTGTTCACATAATGTGGAACCTGACTGACGCTCGTAACACCAACCACCACATGTGGCTTAAATGGTGTGGAGCTAAGTTCCTCGCTAAGTATCCTATGGGTATTAATGGTGAGGAGTTCATAGAATTTGCAATCATTAGGAATAAATAATGTGTGATCCCGCTATAGCTTTGGCAGTGGTTGGCGCTGGTCAAGCCTTCATGGAACATCAAGGCGCTGTTGCTGACGCTGATGCAAAAAATGCCGCAACCGCCCAGACTCACCAGAGTGCTCGTGATGGCACTAAGTTCAAACATCAACAAGAAACACGTAAGTATATAGAAGACCAAGCCGCTATTCGTGAGGAAGGCTTCGATGCTTCCTTAGATAAGACAGCGGCTATGGCTACCGCTCAAGCTATTGGTGGTGCTTGGGGTATACAAGGTGCATCTGTTGAAGCAGTTATTGCCTCTGAAGCTCAAAAAGGTGCACGTAATGCTGGACGTATAGACATGAAACAAGAAAACTCCTACATGGATTTCCTTGCTGGTGTAGACGCTGCGTCAATGCAAGGTAACCAACAGATATCTGCTAATCCATTCACCGCTGGTCCTTCGATGATGGACGGTATTATGGGTGTCGCTATGAATTCTGGTCTGGGTTATGCCACAGGTGGTGGCTTTGATAATTTCTCATTTAGTTCACTAAAGATACCTACATCTTCACCTAGCCCTGTCAAAGTCTCTTCTTCTGCATATGGTTCAAATCCATTATATGTTACGTGATAAGGAAATAATATGGCTCAAAAAACAGTAGCTGCCCCCGGTTCATCTGCGCGTGTCTTTAATACATTCACTCCTCATAACGCCATTCAGGGTGCGGGAGATAAAGCACGTAGTCTAGCTGATTCACTTGGCGTTGCTATGAGAGTAGCAGAGCCGCTTGTTAAGAAATAT